TTGCTACCTTTTCTAGTGCGTCTTCGACAATCAATGCTCGCTTTTTGGCTCGGGATGAACCCAAACGGGCAAGTTGGCTTGCGTGTCCAGCACTGCGAACCCCTGATTCTCCTCGTCCTTGTAAAACAGAACTAATGCCGGAAGCCTCTGCGAACATAGCATCAATTTCAGCAATCTCCCGAAATGAATCGTTAGGTATGGACGGGGCGAGCTGTTCGACTTTAGCGTTTGGACTATCGGTTGCGAGAAGTCCAGCTGCTCGATTGAGGGCAAAGTTCTTTTCATCGAGAATCCCTGTAAATCCAATCAATGCGGTTGGTGGGGCGACTTGCTTAGACAGCAAATCCAGTATCTCGGTCATCCGTTTATTACGCATTTGCTGTAAGAAAATCAGCATTTGGACTTCGGATTGACCCCAGAAGTAGTCGTATTGTGGGTTTGGAGCTATCTGAATAAAGGGTAATTCGCCTTTTAAAAACAAGGATTCGCCCGGACGGTCATAAATCACCACATCTGGGTCAGCAATCGTAACGCACTGGTAGTCTTCGGTATCGTCATTCCATACCCAAAGCTCCCGCATCTCTACGGTATCCTCGGCTACGGTAGGCTTGTACTTGTTCATACCGCCTAAATCCATGTTGACGTTACCGTAAATAGTCGGAGTTACCGAGCTAGTAATGATTCGGTCCATGGCTTCAGGAATCTCAGTGCGCTCATGTTGCACTGCGTTAACCCTAGCCACGATTTCTTCCCGCTTGGGGTGGCTGTAAAGTCGGTTATACAGTTCGGACTTGGTAATGTAGTAGGTTTGTAGTACGGCTTCTTGACGGTCTAAGCCAGTTACGTCCTCCCGCAGTACGCCCATAGCGCCCGGCTCAACCATATAGGGCTGAATACCGTTACGATACACGAGCTTGATAAAGGTCGAGTTGTAGCAAAGCGCCCAGTTCAACGCCATCGAAAAGACGGCATCGGCATTAGAGTTCATCCACTCGTTGTTGAGCGCCTTAGTCAGTACGGGAATCTTGTGGTGTTCGGCTGGCGGGACGGCTGCACCTAAGTTAATCGAAAAACGGGTGGTTTCTGCAGAATAGATAAAGCTAGAAAGCTGGTCAATGTGCGGATAAACCTTGTTGTATAAGGCTGGTGGTTCCTCTGGTTCGCTACCAAACAAGTAAAACGAGCGTTGAACCATGTAGTCCGAGCGACGTGTTTCACGTGTAACATTGCATTTAAAGGCTAGGTTAATGTAGAACAGTTCACGTTCAATGTCATTACTTGGGATTTTCACGAAGCATCCTTTATGCTTAGGTTCTGATGGTCTGCAATGTACGAGGCAGTTTTAGGACCTTTTAACGTTGTAGAAGACTTGACAGCCTGTAAGCCATTGACCATTTCGCCATTAATCGAGCGTGTATTGAACTGGCTAATTTGGTTCGGAGCACCCCAACGGACAGCAAATGGATTATCGGGTTGCTTTGGTGCAAACCGTGGAGGCTGTGCCTCACCTTCTTTAACGGATTTAATGTCGCTCATACCAAAGTCCATTGCTAATTGTTGTACAGTGCGGTCATTGTTTTTGGTCCTATCCGATTTTAGACCGACTGGCTGCAAAAATACTACTTGTACTGTATCGCAACCATGCGGACAAACCGGCTCTGTGGACTCAAAATATCCATGAACATCGCATTTGTAATCATTCTTTACCGCCATATTATTCCCCTTTCATCATTTGAGCAATTCATCTAGGTGTGGGTCAGAGTAATCGCCACGGGCTTTTAGTCCAACTTTTAACTTAATCTCTCCGCCGTCCACGGTTAACTGGAAGTTACGCCGTGCTTTAGGCTCTGGCTTTTCTCGGTACGTCACCCGCTTCTTACCGTTGTACCGATTACGCATAATGGCGACTTCGCCGTTCATGTAATGGGTTAGCGCCTTATCCACACGGATTTGTAGGCGTTCAGAAAACGGCTCGGTTTCATAAATAAAGACTTTTTTAAGTGAGCTATCACTAACCCCGCAAAGGTCTGCAAATAAGGCTATGCTAATACCACGGTCATGGTCAGCTAGAAAGCGCTTCATTTGGCGCATCAGCTCGGCTTTCGTTTTTACTCTTTGCATTTTTGCCCCCAAAAGAATAAATCCCGCTTTTGCTCTGGGTTTGGAAACTTAAAGTTATGGAACATTGCTGGCAAGTTAAAAACGCTAGAAAAGTCTTCTTGGACTAGGTTTCTGTAGTAGTCATTGGTAAACGGAGCGTCTTCTGGGCTAGTCGCCGTAGTGCCATGCTCGGGTGTACCCGTACTAGCGCATGAAAAAACCAACAATCCGTCTGGTCGCAAGAGGTCGTACATTTTCTGAAAACTTTGCTGCCAATGCTCATCATGCTCAAAACAGTTACATGAAACGGCAATGTCAAATATACCGTTTTCATACGGTAGCTCATGCGCCTTGGAGATAATATCTACGCCCGGACCAGCACCCAAGTCGCAACCCACGTATTTGACGGGGTTTGTAAAGTAATCTCGGACTGTGCCGTTGATATTTAGCGAGCCAACCTCTAGTACTTTGGTGTTAATAAAGTACTCAAAGAAAACTTGTTGGACAGACTTTATAAAATCTTGTTGGGCTGGGTGTGACATATATCGTATCCGTAATGTTGGAAAAGGGCGTACACCCGGTCTTCCCATTGGATTTGATGGAACATTTCTTCGGGCATCTCCCAGTTCATTTTTAACTCCCCGGTGAGTCTGCGAAAACGGCTGTGATGCCCGAATACTTTGTGTAAATCAATGTCCTTATGCAATATGGGGGACAAATGCTCAAAAGAAAAGAGCATGGACTCCTCTCTTGGTGCAAATTTCATACCTACTTGTTCTAATGGCTCACGCATCCAACAACAAAGTTGAATGTCCTCGTTGTTTAAGGTGGGATGTTCCTTAGAATGTTTAACAATTCCATATTTGGTTGGAGCTTCTAGGAAACGTCGGCTTCTTAGGGAAAACCCACCGTTTTGTACAACCACTTGGTCTTCCATGCCAACCCATGAGTAATACATCCGAAAGGTACTGTCTTTAGGCGACCATGCTGCGTGGGTATATCCGCCAATGTAATCGTAATCAAACCATTCATTGCGCCAATTATCCGCATTGAGCACCCATCCGTCGGACTGGACGATTAAAGCGTAGTCGGTTTCAATGTGCTGGAACAAGCAATACATCAAATAATCTTGGAATCCAAAGTAATCAAACCCTTGCACTAACTTAATTTGACGAATGTTAGTATCTACTAACTTATCTGTCACAATCAAACCCTGTGCGCCCGGCAATGCTTTAAGGCTGTGCATGAGGCTTGGAATCTCACGCTCAATGCCGCCATTGCCGTGAATGGCGACTACAGTGATGTCTTTAAAACTAGGCATTTCCGTACATTCCTATGCGCTTTAAGTAATTTGATACGTTCTTTCCAACAGCAATTTGTTCTGGGTCTAGGTTATCCAATGGCTTATTGGTCATCCGAGTAATGCGTTGGTTAATCAGTCGTGGTTGCACTTGTTCGGCAAAGGCAGCAGTCGCCAAGGCGCTTGCAATTACACGGTCATCTTTGTTACGCCCCATGGCAGCAATCACGCCACCTTCACGAACCACGGACTTCATTTCCTCTAGGCAATCCATCGAGAATATCTGCATCATGCCACGCTCAAAAAAGTCCTTCATGTAAGAGAGCATCCGCTCTTTTGATGCGGAGGTTGTCACCCATCCGAGGGAGTTAGACCAGCCACCAAAGGAGTCGTTCCTTCTCCAAATGTAGTTTTGCATATGTGCCAACACGGCGTACAAGTCTTTTCCACGCTGGTCGCCCATCGCAGTCGCATAACGCTTTAAGTTCCGTATCTCGTTAATGACGGCTTGACCCGGACCATTGACTTCCAAGTTAAGGGTTGAGTTTTTGTACGCCCCGGCTAGGTAACAAATGACCCATGCAAACTGGTAGGTGTTTAGCTCCGACGTAGCAAACTCCGCAACTTGGTCCAAACCGTCAGCATAGCAACGGTACACTTGTATGCAATGGCGGTCAGCCCAATCACTAGAGCCATAAGCGGGGTCAGCACCAATAACGTAATA